CCAGCCAGGGCTGGCCCAAATATCTCGTTGAACAGCCCTTCCATTGACGACGCAAACAGCGTCAACCGGCCTGACAGGTTGTCCAACCGCCTATCGGCCATGATCTGAGCCTGACCAATCCCATCGGATGAGGCCACCAGGGATGCCTCCAGCTCGTCAATCGCGTCCTTGCCGGCAGTCGCCAGCGCGTTGAATGCGCGCATACCGCGCATGCCGAATATCTCCTTGGCTGCGGCGGCCTGATCGGTGATTGTCGGCAGCTTCTTGATGTGCGCCATCACTTCCTGGGTGATGGTGCTGATTTTCTTGAGTGAGCCCTTGGCCGCGCCGTCAGCGGTGTCCTCCAGGTGCGTCATGCTCACGCCCCATTTTTCCAGCATCTTGGTCGCCTTGCTGGTGGGGGCAGAAATCTTGGCCATCATGTTCATGAAGGCGGTGCCGCCGATGCTGCCCTTGAGACCAGCGTCAGCCAGCTTCCCAAAGATGGCCGTTGTCTCTTCAAGCGGGATGTTGAGCTGTTTCGCAGACGACACACCATACACGAACGATTCCCCCAGGGCCAAGATGTTCGTATTGGCAGAAGCTGACGCCAACGCTAGAGTGTCAGCTATGTGCCCCGCCTCACTCCATTCCATGCCCATACCTTTTACCACACGTGCGACGATGTCAGCAGACTGTGCCAGCTCGATGCCGTCTGCGGCAGCCGCGTTCATCGTGCCTGAGAGTGCTGCGACTATCTGCTTGGGCTTGGCTCCTGCTCTGGCTAGAAACTCCATGCCCTCAGCCGATTGGGTGGCGCTGAAGGCAGAGACAATCCCCATCCGCTTGGCCTCATCGACCATGATGGTGAAGTCGTCACCGACTGCTCGTGAGACGGCACCCACCGCTGACATCTGTTTCTCAAAATCAGCGGCCTTTTTGATCCCAAATCCCAACACCAAACCGGCTGGGGCCATCGCCATCGTCAACGAACCAACGCCAGCTGCGATCTGCCTCATCCCTCCCAACACCGCTGCGCCCATCATTTTGGCGCTGGTGGCGACCATTGTCATGGCCCTGGAAACTCTCTGAAGGGTGGGTGGAAGCTGATTGGCGGTCTTCACAAACCGCCTGTGGGCATCGCGCGCTTTGTTGACACCAGCAACCATCGGCTTGGAATCAGTCGTCAGGATAGCTCCCAAGCCAATGCGTTCAAGCGCCATGTGTCATCTCCTTTTCTTAGGCTTTGCCGCAGCCGCCTCTTTTTTCAGCTGCTTCAATAACCGCCTCAGATAAAAGGCACGCTCTTTCACGGGCATGACCTCGATGTCGCCACAGGTCATCCCCTTGATGCAGTAAGTCAGCACAAACACTTCTTCCCACAGTTCGCTGAGGGTTCTTAGCGGGAAGAAATGCCGAAAAAATTGTCGTAACTCCAGTCAATCGTTGTCCTAAATGTCCTTTTGCACTTTGGACACTTGTCTTCAATCGCCATATCCGGCCCCACGGCCTTGTCCTCAAGCGTTGAGGTCAGTTTCTCAAGGTCGTATTTGGACATGTCATCCAGCTCGGTGTCCATCAGGGCAATCTGTTCGCTTAATCCGAGGATGGAGTGGATGCTGCCGTGTATGATCCCGTGTTTGGCCGCGCCCGTGTCCAGCATGCCCGCGCCTTTTCCGGTCTCAATCGCGTTCCACCGGGCTGGGCCCATCTTGAATCCCTCAACCACCTTGCCCCTGATTTCAAACGGATCACGCAGCTTGTAGTCCCACATGGCGTCATCGAGCGATTTCACCGTGGTCACTTCCAGGCTCTCAAGGTCAGCCGTGAAGTCAAACTTGTTGGAGCAACTGGGGCAGTTGATTTCCATCGCCAAATGTGGGCCCAGCGCCTTGTAGCGCAGCCAAAAGTAGGCATAAAAGGCATCGCACATAAACAGCTGGCTGATGTGGATGAGGCGCGTGGTGATGTCCTGCATCTCGCTGAGCTTGTGAGAGCCCAGCACGTTGCACATCGCTGACAGGACCACGCTCACATACTTGGCCACGTTGTCGCCGCGCCTTTCCTCACGTAGTGAGCCCAACTCCTTTTCCTCTTTCATCCGCCACGGGCGCACATCAATGCCGGTGGCCAAAGAGCCATCTGGTTGGGGCACCCCTAGGGGCAGATTGGGGCCCAGCTCTTTGAGGGTGGTCTTGACGAGTTTGCCTTCAGCCTTTTCACCAGGCTGATTTGCCGCATTTTGGGTTTGCTTATTTTCCACGGTTCACCTCCATTTTGCTTGGAGCCAATGAGTGGCCCAACCGTGTGAGTTGACTATCCGATTGGCTGGTGATCGTCGATGCTGAGCGTCCACGTGCACACACCCATCTCGCCTTCACCCTCCATGTCCTGCTCGGGCAGCGCGCGCTTGGACGGGAACACACCAACACCTGCGTATGCCGCAGCCACTCCACCGCTGATGGTGTAGTAGACAAACGTGGCGGCCTTTTTGTAGGTGGGTGACACCGGGTCTTTGGACTCACGGTACCACGCTTCCATCGCTGCCATCTCGCCTTTGTGGTGGACTGGGATTGTGACTTCAAGCTCAGTGGGTGCACTCTCACCGCCTGATGCTGCTGTTCTGTCCGGCAATTCTGCCTTGTTCAGCTCATCCTCCAGCGAGCCCATCGTGGTGGGGGTTATCTGGGGAACAGTCAACCCAACAACGATGACCGCAAACTTGTTGCTTGGAGAATGATCTGGTTTGATCACGCCTTTCATGTATCACCTCCGTGAAGTGAAGCACGCGTGCTACGCTGTGCTTGACCTCAGTTGCTATTCGACTTCCACGCCTGCCGTCACCGCCACAGCCGATGTCCCGGTGACCGTGTGGTCCGCGTTCGTTTCAGCCGCGTAGTCAGCCCGCAGCGCGTTGAAGTTGGTCACCAGGGCGTTCTGGGTGTTGACCACCGCTTCCAGCACCTGATACAACCTGTCTGAGCCGTGCGACTCATCAATGCCTGCGCCGCCATCTCCAAGCAGCTTCTTCAGTTTGACCGTCATGTTCCTATCTCCTTTTGGGTTATGGCCTAAGCAGCCACTGATTCAAAGATTCCTTGTTTGCCGATGGTGATGACAAACCGCTCGGTGGTGTCTGCGAGTCGCAGGCTGACTTCTGCGTTCTTGTCGCCTGCGGCCCTGGTCGCATCGGTGTTGTTTTCCTCATCTATCTTGAGAATGGCCGCTTCTTCAAAGGTGTTGCCGCGCAACGCCCTCTTGGTCCACTCGGGAATGAAGAATGAACGCATTGCCGACAGCGCCATCATGTCAGAAATGGAATCGTTGATGGAGAAGACAATCCAGCCAAAATTCTCTTGGAGCACGTGCTCATAGTAGCTGATCTGCTCCCTCTGGTGCTTCCATTTCCAGGTGGGGTCGATGCTGAGGGTGCGGTCACCCCAGATGATGAAGTTGCCTTTGACCTTTTTGATGACCTGGATGCCGACCGGGTTGAGGATTTCCTCATTCAGCACCGCGTCACCGGTCACGATGTCGAGCAGCGCGGGCAGCGTGGCGTCCTCACCGGCCTGCGCTTTGTGATAGCCGTCATAGTCTGCGGCAATACGTGCTTCGCGTCCGTGGATCATGCCGACATTGGAGACCAACTTGCGCTTGCCGTCACCGGTGTCAAACGGGTCAACCACGTACCCATAGGTGGGGAATGCGCCCACTGCGAAATCGTTGCGGCCCAGGGTGTCGTTGATGTACTCCTGCGCCTGGATTTCGGTGGCGATGCTGTCTGGGAACTCGTACCTGTACTGGTGATTCTTGGCGTCTGCGTAAGCAACGCCAGCTTTCTGGATTGCTGTCGAGGTGATTCCCGGCGTGGCGAATTTCACAACGCCAAAATTCTTGTTGACGATGCGGTTGAAGAGGCTGGTGCTGGTGTCCCAGGCAGCCGTGTAATGGGCGTCAGTCAAATCGGCAATTCCGTCCCGACCAATTCGCATCTCCTGGTTGTACTCTACCAGGAAAATGCCTGTGACAGCGCCATCCGTCATGTCTGAACCGGCAGCGACTTCGATTTGGTTGTGCGTGTTGCCGATGATTCTGAAGTAGGTGTTCTTGTTGGTTATTTTGTCAGGATACAGATTCCCGCCAATCAGAGCATCCGGCCTCATCGGGAAATAGTCAATCACAATGGTGTCAGCGGCAACCAACGGGGTGCTACCAGCGCTGACAGTGAAGGGCGGCCAAATCTTGCTCAGCGGTGCACCACCAGCGCCTGTGGCCGTGTCAAAAAGCGTCCCCAGCGTGACGCTGCCAATGCCCACGTAATCCTGGCCGTCCATCAGGATGTCCACATCGCCCGCTGTTGGGGACGTCATCGTGATTGTAATTTTGCACGGCTTCATGTCGTCTGTGGTCGTGCCAAGGTTAACGCCTGGATCACCGCCCGTGGGCGAGCTGACTGTGACGTCGTTGATCTCAGCAGTGAGCACCGTCTCTGTCAACGTGTTAAGCCCCCAAACCCAGTTCGCAGGGCGTATGGATGGATCGTGAAGGCCAGTCCAAAGGTCTTCTGCCTCAATCTCATCGTTGGCGCCATCGTTGTTGATGATGTCCACCCAGTACCTGGGGTGATCGGGGTCAGTGTGAAGATTGGGATACTTTTTGACGAATGCGCCATCCGCATACACTTCGATGGCAAACTCGTCATCGGGCTTTTCCTCTCCATCTTTGATGACGTAGCTCAGCTGCTTGCCCTCATTCTCCAACCGGATGTAGGCAACACCGGTGGGCGAGCCAGCTGCTATGATGTCTTGGATGTTGACGTTGCCAGCCAGGTAGATGGTGACCAATTCATCCACGGACTCATCGTTGCCAACAATGTCGAGGGTGAGATTGGCGATGCCGTCAAGCTCAAGATACGCGCCCTTCAACTGATCAGTCTTCACGCTGTAACCGCCACCACCAGGGTCCAACGCTGGACTCACCAGAACCAAAGACGTGGGCGTGGGAGCGTCATCGACTTCAGCCCACATATCCATCGCCTTGCCACCCCAGCGTCCGCCATTCTTTGCTTTGAGTTTGCCCATGACTGCGGGCACATTTGGAACACCAGCGCCAATCGGGCCTCGGGTCCAAAGCAAGGATTCAGACGGCAGCTCATTCCCGTCCGTGACACGCTTGAGAAGCAGTCCGCCTGCGCCGTTGGCCAGCTTGTAGTAGTCTTCGCAGGCGTCAGGCAGCAGCGAGTCGCCATAGTACGAACCGCACTGCTTGTTGAATGCTTTTTTTCCCAGAGCCACAATCAGCTCATCCGTGGGGCCTTTTTCGAGCACGCCCGCATAGCCCGCCATTCCCAGCGCGGCTGCTTCAATGCTTTTTTCGCCCTCTTTTTCGATGATTGCAACGCCCGCACCGCGTGTGGGGCCAAATCGCCGTTGTGCCATTGTCTTCGCCTCCTAGTCGATTGTTACATCCAAGTCACCGGTCAAATTGAAACGCTGTACAATGGATGTATCTTTCTCACGTTCTTGAAAATATAGCGCCTTTTTGATTCTAAACAGAATAATCCCACTGTGCAAACCTTTCTGGCCTGGCACAGCTGTGGAGCTATAGTCAGAAGTCACGCAAATGTCGTATTTCTCGTCCATTGCGTGCGATATCATGCTTTTATTGTTGGCAAAAAACTCGTCAGCTTCATCCGCCAACCTGGTCTGATCTCTGGCCTTGTCTGTGGTCAACCGCATCGTGATTTCAACGTCTGACACGATTGGCCCAGGAACTGACACTGCCGCGCCTGTCTCCTTGTTTGCCACGGTGTCAGCGGGCCAGGGGAATTGCGTGCCGCTATCTCTGCTGATTGCCTCCAGGGTCACGGCAGGCACCTTTGCCAGCTCGTGGTACTCTTGATCGGTGGTCACGGCCACTTCAGGCTCATACGCAAACTGTATCCACGCCACCTTGTCAACGTCAATCGCTGTGCTGAGGGTAATCACCTTGGTGCCGGGGTCATATGATTGGAACAGGTCTGCCTGGTGGTCAGGGTCGTCATCGTGGTTGAACACACTGTCGATGGAGTCCAGGTTGTAGGGTGTTTCCAACGGG